TCGCTTAGACGTTTGCCTGGATATATTACAAGCTCTTTTACTTTGTAACCTTGTTCAGGCTTGTCATCTAGTACACGCCAATAACCCCAATCACGTTCTGTCTTTTGTGTCTTCCATTCGTCTAGTATCCAACTGCTACTATTCATTTTGTTTTCTCCACCCACACCGAATTCAAAATGCACTTGTGGATGATCGCCGTATATCTTGTACTCTGGGGTTGTTGTGTTTGTTCTGTCACCACCGTTAGCAAAGATAACCTTTCCTACTTCGGTTGACATAGTATGGAATATCGCATGACAAGCAGAGTCATCGCTATCGTCAAAGCCTATAACTTTGTCTACAATAGCAAGTTCACTTATAATTGCAAGTCTTTCTTTAAAGGACATGAAAGGCCGACCCTTTTTTCGAGTCAGCCATTCATCTGAGTTTATTGCAACAATTAGTTTATCACCTAATTGTTTTGCGGCCTTGAAGTATTCAATATGGCCGGAATGTAAGGGATCGAACCCACCTGTCACTAGTACGTTGTTCATACTAGTATTTAAACTTTAACGGTTTAGTGTTTCGATATACTGGATTACATTTTCAGGTGTTGACTCAACATAAGGGTCATCATCTGATCCTTCATTGTTGTAACCTGATTCAATGAAACTTTCATTAACAGTCATGTTGTCAACATACATTGCATATCTCCATGATCTGTTTGCAAAGCCTAAATGCTTTTTATCGCAAAGCATACCAATAGCATATGTAAAGTCTGCATTACCGTCTGCTAGTAATTTAACTTTAGTACATCCTAATTCTTTAGCCCATGCGTTCATTACAAATGCATCATTAACACTTAAACAATACACTTCGTCTACGCCTTGTGCTTTGAACTCGTCATACATTTTTTCAAATGTTGGTAACTGTTCTGAACTACATGTTGGTGTAAATGCTCCAGGTAAACCAAAGATGACAACTTTTTTATTTGCAAAAAGTTCTGCACTAGTTTTCTTTACCCAACAGCCTCCGATAGCACAACCGCCATCATCTCCAACTTCATCACCTTCACGTAAAACGAAAGTGATATCTCCTGGAATCTTATCCCATTTTTCAATTATTTTCTTTTCACCTGGTAATTGGTAACTCATATTTTATTTAATTCCTTTGTTATAAACTAGCATCTTCCATGCCAGCTACTCTTAATTTAACTATATTTGTAAGTTGCCATTGCTTTTGATCTAGGCCCTTACAAACACCTAACCATTTATTACGCATCAGTGCAAACTCGTTAATGATCTTTTCGTAATCAACAACGTCAGCTTCACCGTCTACATATTTTTCTACATCTCTACTTGACAATGCACGAGCATAACTTTCTAGATACTTTCTAAAAAAGCTACTACGTAATCGACGCAACTCAATGTTCAGGTATTCTAATATTGCTTCTAGCTCTTGTAATTGGTTGAAACGTTGTTCAACTATACCTGGCATTGATGCCGAAGCCTTTTCAACATTACCTTTTATTTTACACTCCAATCTTGCTTCTTGCAACTCACTTTCGTAATGTGCAATAGCCTTTGGAATGTTGCTAATGTCTCTAGCAATATCAGAATACCATCCCATTAGTAATCGTCCTCGTTATCGTAAGAGTCTTCGTCTACTTCCTCTTCGAGAAAGTAACCAATAGCTTTATCTAAGTTATTATCTGAACCTAACGCATCTCGAAATGCTTCGTCACTTGTACCCAAGTCAGCACATAGATCAACATATTTTTCAGCAATAGTTTCAATATGTTTCTTATCAACATATTCTTTAAACACTTGCCACACTTCTATAATATTCGAACCTGAATCCAATTTTATTCTCCTTAGTTAATACTGCTACTTATACAAAAAGTAGTTAGCTATTAGCAACTTCTTCCTCGTCGGTTTCGACTACGGCTTCTTCAACTTGATCAACTGCATCAGCAATGTTAGACCAGTCCATCATAATTGTGTCAAGAGCGTCACCGCCTGCTTCCCACACTTTACGATATTCTTTTCTTTCTTCGCCTTTAGAGTCAATGTACTTGAGTCTGTTACCGTCTTTGACAAGCAATCCTTTTTTCTCAAACAAGTCAACCAATCCACTGTATGGATTCATACCTGTTTCATAAGGAATTTTAACTTGTACGCCTTCGAAAGGTTTTGCATAACGAGTTTTCATTACTTTACAACCTGCTCTAATACCACGTACTTCGCTAATTTTATTACCGTCAAGGTCTTCTTTTAATTTTAACTTTTTCATTGCAACAACAATACTTGATGCATAGATAAAGCCTTGTCCACCACTGATCTTATCATCTGGGTCAAACATATCTTGTGATGCATATGTATGATTAGTACAAACCAATCCTACGTTACAACTACCAATCATGTTAACAGTATTACGTACAAGTGATGTTAGTGCTTTAGGCTTACGACCCATATCACCTTTCATATCACCTTTGTTAAACTGATCAACATCTGTAGGTGTTAATAGCATACCAAGTGAGTCAACTACAAACAATATCTTAGGACGTTCTTCCTCTGGCATTGCTTTGTAGTCAATCATAAACGTACTAATAGTTTTAGCAACGTCATCAATCATTGACATGTTAAGTTTAAGAAGTTTATCTTCTGATGTGTCTACATCAAGAGCTTTCAACCAACTTTCATCAAGTGCATTCTCTGAGTCAATTAGAACTACAAAGATACCTTGATCTTGTGCCGCCTTTACAATGTTACCTGCACAGATATAAGATTTACCTGCACCAGATTCTCCTGCAAAAACAGTTACCTTACCTAGCGGAACACCTTTGTGAAAGTCGCCACTAATAAGATAGTTTAAGGCATAGTTACCTGTACTAATCCAATCAGTTGGATCGTTGAATCCACTACTCATGCCTGTGATTGATTTAGTTAAGTTTTTACGAAACTTTGAAACGTCAAATGCTTTATTAGCCATTGTATCTCCTTATCAGATTGTCTGAATAGGGTGTAGCTTAGAGCTACACCCACTCAGTTTTAAACTAGCTTTGGCGGCTTCTGATCATCGCTAGGATGTCTTCTGCTTTGTTGCCATCGCCTGCCGCTTCAGTTGCCGCAGGTGCTACTGCATCAGCTACTGGAGCCTCTGCTGTCATTCCTGTTGCTGGTGCCGCTGGAGCCGGTGCTGGTGTACTTGCTTTAACTGGATCACCAGTTGCCGCTCTTACGCCTGCTGGTCTAAAGTATTGACCAAATGCTTCCATGTCGTATGCTTCACCATCTACTGATGCTTCAAACATTTTCTTGATAACTTCAACTTCTACTTCACCAGGTTTCTTTGGTAAGTAGTCGCTCATGTTAAACAAGCCATTGTCTTCAATTGCTTTATACTCAGCTTCATCTAACGGACGCTCTCTACGAGCCCAGTTTGATGTTGAGTAATCAGCATATCCGCCTTTGGATGTTTTAGCGATTCTAAAGTCTACACCTGCTGTGTAGTCTGTAGGTAGTTCGTTCATATCTGGATCCATTAATGCTCCCTTAATGATTTGGAAGATTTGTGGTCCAATTATAAAACGTCTGATTGGGTTTTCCGGAGTTTGATCCTCTGAAATTTGGTTATCAGTCACAAAGCCTTGGAATACGTATGAACGCTTTTTCCAATACTTACGACCCATATCCTCTAACTTTGGATCTTTAAACCATCCACGTACTTCTGAAAGTACTGGACAAGTTTCCCCATACATTTCCATACATGGTACTTGTACCTGTACTGGACGAGAGTCTGTCTCGCCTTTGATTCCAGCAAATGGAAGTTTAATCATTAAACGTTCCTGCCAGAAAAATGTATTATTTTCGTCACCATCAGGTAAGAATCTGACTGTGCTTGTCTGACCTTCCTTCAAATTCCAAAATGGGTAAATTGCGTTGTCGCCGCCGCTTCTGTTGTCTGAACCACCTGTGCGTGATTCTTGCTCTTTAAGTTTAGCTCTGATCTCTGCTAATGTTGCCATAGTTATTGCCTCCTATAAGTTTTAAGCCTATGTGCTTTAGTGCGGAACAATTCCGCTGTGCCTTTAAAGTAGTAGCACATGTTATATACTACTACAGTTACTTAGTAAAGTCAACCACAAGGTTGCCAAAAAAGTGATTCTTAGTTATTAATGCCTGCTAGTGATTTGATTCTTTCCATCTCACTATCTTTACCTTGCATCAATCTTGCAATCATTTTTTCAGCTACTGGTACGCTGTCTTCACCAAATTCTTTTTCACATGCAGTTACTACTGCCTGTTCGCCTTTTGGAAAGTTGTTAGTTGTGTAGTCGTAATAACTTTTGACTAGTTCTTCTAACTTCTCACCTGCTGATCTAGTATCTTCTGGTTCAGCTAAGTCTGCCTTTTGTATACTACCATCTGGACCAATTTTTACATCCATAGTATCATCTGCTTCTTTTGCTTTCTTTTGTGCTTGAAAAGCCTTGCTATGCTTAGTATATTCGTCGCCTGTTAAATCTCTTGGACCTTTGTTATGATTTTTCTTTAACCATTTTGTAAAGTCTGTTGTTGGATCACCTGCTTTTTTTGATGGTACATTGTCATCATCTGACTCAGATGCTAAATCACCTGTATCAATTTTATTCATAATGTCGGGATTTTTTCCTTTTAAGTATTTCATTACTAATGGACGGACGCATGTATCTGCATCTTTTTGTCCAACTTTCTTAAACATGTCTAGTAGCATTGGGTCGTCTATAACTCCCTTCATGCTCTCGATTGCATTCGTGCCGTTTACTCCGGCAGGAAAATGTTGAGCCATTAAGCCATTAATTTGTTTAACCGCGGCCGCTTGTGCTTCTTCGTCACCGTCAATTAATGCATTGTCTTCCTCTCCTACGATTGAGTCTAATGCCCTCTCAAATTCCATTTCTGGAGTTTGTACTTCTGCTTCTTCTACTTCTGCCTCTACTTCAGTTTCTGTAACAAAGTCTTCTGGAGTTGTTTCAGATGCAGTTGTTACTTCACTTACCAATTTGTATACGTAAGGAAATACATCTTTTAATTCTTCGTTAAATGTTCTAATAGTTAATTGGTCAATCCAATTTTCTGCAACATCGTCTGGAACATTTTCATTTACTACTGGAGTAAAGTTTTCAAATGCTTCTTTGTAATATGTACTACGTTGTAGTTTCATTACTTCTGTTTTGATGTTTTCTAATCTTAAATCTACAGCTTCCATGTAACCTTTTAAGCCTTCTGCCATTACGCTTGAACGGTTCATGTAAGTTTTAAATTTACGTAGTTTGTTTAATTCTGTTGACATCTCAACAATGTGTTTACCAAAATCATCGTACTGGTTACCACCTTCTGCTACGTGGCGTGCCATTGCTCTAGCACCATTTAAGTGTCTGAATGGATATTTAAATCTTTCTCCAGCTTCACTTTCAATATACATACTGTGTACGTTTTGTGTTCTTGACCCAGGAACTTCTTGGTTCACTGGCTTCGTGTGCTTGAGTACTAAACGAGCAGTATCGATATCTTCGAAACTTGTTCTACTAGTACCGTACATTTTTGACTCACTCATTTGTGTTTCTCCGGCAGTTTTTGTTAAGTGTGCGTAATCTCTTTTGTCTAGATTACTTTTTGTAATATCTCTTGTATCAAAATTCAACATATGTTTTTTAGAAAAAATACGTAGCTCTTTTAAAAAGTTATACCAATTGTTCTTTTCAGCTTCTCCGGCTTCTGCCATAAAGTCCTGATTAAACAATACAGTAACACCTGACTTTTCGTCTAGCGTGATACTAACTTTTCCAAGTACGTTTGCACCTTCTTTATAATCAAAATCAAAATACTTTGCTAGTCTTGGCTCATCTGTTACAGCACCTTGCTCGTCTCCGATTGTTACTGACTCAAATCTGCCTCTAATTTTAGCAAATAGTTTTTCTGATATAGGTTCCATGTTGTTCATGTAAATATTTATCTCATATTAGTCGAAACGAATATAGGCATGGGCGGCTCATAATCTTCAGCCGTTTCTGCTTGATTAAACGATTCATACACTCTTGGATCCCAGTCTTTTAATACTGCGATTATACGCATACTTAGTAATGTTGCACTAACTAAATCGTCCGTTTCTCCGGGTTTTGCTTTATAACTACTACCACTTGCTACAAATCCTTTAAGCTCTGATAGTAATACTTTACTGTTTACTTGTAGTTTGTCATTTTCAATCATAGTTTTTAATCGACTACAAGCACTAATTTTAGTACTGTGTGTTGTATTAAATCCTTTGCGGAACTTACGCACATGTCCTTTACGCATAGGTTCACTTGTAAGTAGCCCTGGTATATTCTCTTCTCCAAGGTCTCTAATAACAATTAATGCACCTTCTCCAATACTGTTGTTTTCTACACTCCAATATATGTTTGAACCGTTGTTATTACATTGTTCTTTGATATAATCACATATATCTTTTAGTACTCTAATTTGTCCTGGTATAGCAGTTTCGTTATGTCTCCATTCCGCTACTTGCTTATAGCTTGGTACTTCAAATACTTGTATTGCGGCATAGTCGCCTCCAGTACCCATACTAGGATCAAGGGCAACAACATAATTGTTATCTCCTGTTGGTTTACTATACCAACGTGTTTGTCCCATATTAAGTATTGGATCAACACCTTCCATTGATGCTAACTTAATACTATTAATAAGTGTTTCGTCATAGATTAAAAATTCGCAACCATACTCACGTCTAAACTTTTCTTCACCAATACGACCAATTTCATTCTTCTTCCATTCTTCATCTCTGTCAGGGTGTTCGTCCCAACTACACGTAAATCCATGAAATCCGTTCTTACCAATATCTGCTTCATTACCATTTGCATCAAACCTATCTTCTGATTCTTTCCAAATGATAGCAAATGTATCTTCGTCTGAGTTAGGTGTACTTGTAATAATAGCACGACCACCTGTTGCTAGTGTAGGTGAAATTGAAGTCCAAAATTCTTCTGCGATGTTAGGATTAACAAATGCAAACTCGTCACAGTATAGTAATGATATGGACATACCACGTCCTGTGTTTCCTGTTGTAGTAGCACTAACAATTCTACTTCCATTCTCAAATTCCATTGAGCCTTTGTTGTAGTTTGTTACTCCTGCTCTAATATGATCAGCACACATTTCATACACGTATCTAATACGTTGCATAATTTCTTGAGCACCTGTATATTTGTGTGCGGCAATTAGTATTGTTTGATCTGGGTGGAACATTGCATACCAACACAAGTAAATTGCGGCAGTAGTAGTTTTACCAGTTTGTCTTGGTAACATATTAATGTTGAAACGATAGTCGTGATAACTTTGCAGTAAACGTACTTGATATCCAAATGGGTCAAATAATAATTTACCTTTTACAGGGTGCTGAATAAATGCAAACTTCTTAGCAAAGTACAAGTATCCATCTTTTGGATCCATGCATTTCTTTAAGTCGTCAATCTGCGCCTCAGTATATGTATCTCTGGTATGTGCCTTCTTTGTTAAGACACCGTCTAAACTCTTTGTTGCCATACTATTATTTACTCAAAAAAATACCCGCCGGAGCGGGTATTGAATGTTGTTGTGACGTTTATTATTATTATTATTCTTGATTAACCAGTTACGGTTAAGAAAGTTGCTTCTACAACGTCGGTTCCTGTTACATCAACGTTGTTTGGTCCTACTGTTGTACCTAATGCTCTAATACGTGCTTGTAAGTCTGCTGGGCTTGTATTTCTGTCTGTAATAACGCTAATCTCACCTGATGCATCGTTTTTTACAGCATACATCAAAGGATTAACTTCTTTAATAATCATTTCTACTGCTTCATCAACAGCATCATCTTCAGCTCTCAAATCAACATCTGTATTACCAGCAACTTGTACTGTGATTAAAAACCCTTTAGCACCATGAGAATATACATTACCTGCTGTAACACTTAATCCATTAGTTCTTGTAAACCCAGCCATCTATATCTCCTTAGTGTCCACCGCAACTACTTGCGTATAGTTTTTCAAATTTTTCTTTGCCGCAACCAAATTTAGAATCTACTTTTTTAAGCATTTCATTTTTTGAACATCCACTTGCGTCAAGTCTTTTCATTTCTGCTTTACAGCCTGCTTCGTCGAAACTATCATCATCTTTTGCTTCGCCAAACTTTTCAGCAAACTTAGCTTTTAATTCTTCTTTAATCTTATCTTCAAGTGCCATTGGATTATCACCGCCTGCTACTTTTGGATATGATTTCTTTTCTTTATTAAGTCCGCCTGCTAAGTCTTTAGTCATAAACTTTGTGTCTTGATGTTGTTCATCTGGACTGTTAGCATAGTCTTCGTTATCGCCAGGCTCATCTTGCATTGTAAGTTTCTTTGGCATGTCGCTTGGCATTGGCATTGGACCATCTTTTGGACCGTCCATTTTTTTCATAATGTCCATTGATTTCTCAATGTCGCCACGCATACCTAAACTTGGCATTGGCTCTGGGTTAAGATCTTTATCACCTAACACTTTAAATAAGTCGCCTACTTCTTGTGGGCTATCACCTGTTAATGAAATATTCATTGATGCCGCTTCATTAAGGTCATCAATTTTTTTATAAATGTCTTGTAGTTTCATATTATTTGCTCCCCATTGGGCTTTTGCTTTGTGGTTCGCCCATATCTTGAATTTGTTCTTTGTTTGGTTGAATGCTTCCTATTGGATCATTCTCTCTTTCTTTACGTGCTTGTTCTAGCTCTGCTAGTAAGCCCATAACTCTTTCGCCTGTTACTTGCTTATGAACTGCTGGATCTGATTCTGGTAAGTCGCTACCTAGTGCTGGCTCATAAACTTTATTGTATTCTGCATCTTGGTATTCCTCTTGTGGAGCATCTAAGTTTCTTACAATTAAGTGTGACGTTGGTAAACCACATGACTGTGTTAAGTATTCTGCTAACACAGGTGCAATAGTAGGATATGCTAATTCACATTCGCAATAGTTAACTTCCATATTTTGTAACTGTGGAAAATCTAACGGACGTTCTGTAATCGGTGTACGCTTACAATCTGTTAAATTCATACAACCAAACTTCTGAAGTGACTGTTCCATAGTGTCCATGCAACCTTCAGGTAGTTCGCCTGCAATACCAATTTTAAATTTATAAGTCTTTTTAGACTCTGTTAAATATTCTGCAAATGTCTTCATATCAGTTCCTTATATGTTTATTTATCCATGTTTTTCAATTTCTCAAGCAAACTGTTACGGTCAGTAACTACGTATCCTTCGCCATTTACAAGCCCAGAATCTTCATATCCGCTGTCTTTATCTTGCTTTTCTTTCTTAAGTTGCAAGTCAATCATTTTTAATTTTTTATCTAGTTTAGCAACCTTGGCGTCAAGTGCCGTTTTAAGCATTCCTCCAGCCACTTCAAAAACTCTACCACTGTATCTACTCTCCACATTCATACCCAAATCCATCAGATCATCATAAGCTGTAGTAGCCTTATCTGCAATAGCGTTGAGTTCTTTATCTGCTAATTCACCTAAACCTTTTACAGCTGGTAATGCCGCAGTAATCTTATCAAGTTCAGCAATGTCTCTAAAGTCCTCTTGCTGTTCTGCTTTAACAACATCATTAGACTTTGACTCTTCTTCTTTAATAATTTCCTGGCTTTCAGGTAAATTAAGTAATTCTTCTAGTTTCTTAGTCATTTTGGTTTTCCATTATGTGCTACTATTATTTATCCTATTTTCTCTTGCCTGAGTGAAAAATGTCTTTTTCGGTTATAACTCTAAAGAAGATTTTCTTCTGTTTACACCAAGCTCTAGCGGCTTCCCATTTGGCAACATTTTGGATATACTGTGCTTGACGCCATTTATCACGCCCAACATTCTCTTTCATAGTTTGGTTATCAGGCTTAACTTCAATTAGTTCAACGTGCGGTCTACCGTTTTTATCGCTGTACTGTATTAAGAAATCTGGTACATAAACTGTATGCTTACCTGTTAATGGATTTCTATAAGGTATCTTAACACTTTCACTTGCCCATTTACTAACACTAGGACTCTCGTCGCAGAATTTCATAAATGCAAATTCCCAACTACTTCTATATAAAGGTGTTTTTGTACCTAAGTATTTTTCGGGGTACTTTAATGTATACCGACCCTGAGCAAACTTACCCATAGCATTATACCACTATGTTTCTAGTTTCTAATTTATTAGTTGCTTGGTCTACTTTGTAACCTAGTGTACTTATTTTTGATCTATTGTAATTTAAGATTTCTGTAATTACTGTACTTAATTGTACTTCGTCAAACCCACCAAGTGTATCTATTAGCT